TCCAAATCAGCGTCGACACCGGCGAAGGAGCCAAGGTTGTCACCACGAACCTGTTCAACGTCGTCACCTGGGAACGCAAATTCAAGCGTCGCGCCGGTGACCTCGCAGCAGGCATCGGTGCCGAAGACCTCGCATTCCTCGCCTACGAAGCCAGCAAAACGGCAGGGATCACAGTCCCGCTCGTGTTTGACGACTACCTCAAAAAGATCGTCACACTCGACGTTGTGGCGGGCGATGACGCAAACCCTTCCCAAGTGGCACCTGGAGCCGAGGCCTAGCCGAACTTCTAGTCGCCACCGGGTACTGGCCGCCAGAGATCGAGTTCACATCTCGAGATCTGGCCACAGCCATCGAGATCATTAACAAGCAGCGCAAAGGAGGAAACCGATGAGTGTCACCGCCAGCACCGAAGTAGCGGGCGCTAAAGACGCCATCAAAGCCCTCCGCAAACTCGATCCAGAGCTCCGCAAACAGTTCAACCGAGACGCCAAACAAATCGTCGCCCCGATCGTTGAGGACGGCAAGAACGCTTACCCGCAGCAGCTGCTGTCGGGCATGGAACGCAACTGGACGCAACGCGGCAACAAAAAATTCCCGTACGACCCGAAGAAAGCCCGGTCGGGCGTCAAACACAAGGTCGACACGCGCCGCGACGCCCGATCCGTCATCAAAGTGACACAGTCAGATCCCGCGGCCACCATCGTCGAGTTTGCAGGCAAGAACGCCAACCCGCTTGGCACCGCACTCAACAAGTTCGGCCGCGTCGCCCGGTTCCTGTGGCCAGCAGCGGAAAAGAACCTGCCGAAAGTGCAGGCTGAAATGGAGCGTTCGGTGCTTGACGCCGCCCGCCGAGTCAGCAAGGAAATGTAAATGGCAATCAACATTCCCATCATTTCCGAGTTTGACGGCAAAGGCATCGACAAGGCAATCAAAGAGTTCAAGCAGCTCGAGACAGCCGGTGAGAAAGCCCAGTTCGCAATTAAGAAAGCCGCGATACCGGCAGCGGCCGCGCTTGGCGGCTTAGCAATCGCCGGTGCCGCCGCAGCCAAAGCGGCGATGGAAGATCAGAAGTCGTCGGCCGAGTTGGCGCGTCAGCTGAAGATCTCGACCCGCGCAACCGACGCCCAGGTCAACGCGACAGAGGACATGATCTCGTCGATGACGCTGGCCACCGGCGTTGCCGACACCGACCTTCGAAACGCCCTGTCTGTGCTTGCCCGCGGCATGGGCGAAACAGGCCTGGCCACCGAGAACCTGAAGCTGGCGATGGACATTTCGGCGGCCACCGGCAAAGACCTCACAAGCGTCTCAGATGCCCTTGCAAAGGCCTACAACGGCCAAACCACCGCCCTAGCCAAACTAGACCCATCCTTGAAGGGTTTGGTCAAGGAAGGCGCGTCGTTCAATGAGCTCGGCAAGATCATGCAGGAGACGTTCGGTGGGGCCGCAACCGCAGCTGCCGAAACAGCCGAGGGTCGGTTCAAGCGAATGCAGACCGCGATCGGCGAGGCTCAAGAGTCGATCGGCGCGGCCCTCATCCCTATCATCGAGAAACTGCTGCCATACCTCGAGGATCTCGCCAAGTTTGTCAGCGAAAACACCGACCTGATCGTTGCGTTGGGCGTCGGCTTCGGCGCAATCTCCGCGGCTGTGCTTCTCGCCAACGCAGCCATGAAAGCCTGGACAGTCATCCAGACCGCGGCCACAGTCGCCCAAAAAGCTTTCAACCTGGCTATGTCAGCCAACCCGATCGTCCTGGCCACCGCCGCCATCGTCGCCATCGGCGTCGCCGTCGTCGCGGCCTACAAGAAATTTGAGCCGTTCCGCGACATTGTTGACAGCATTGGCAAAGCACTTAAGGCCGCGTTCACCGGCACCGTCGACGCCATCAAAACAGCCGTCGGGGCATACCTCACCGTTTACAAAACGATGTTTAATACCATCGCCAAAGCCTGGAACAACACGATCGGCAAACTGTCGTTCAAGATCCCGTCGTGGGTGCCGGGGCTTGGCGGCAAAGGCTTCGACGTACCCAACATCCCAGAGCTTGCCAACGGCGGCCTCGTCATGCAGCCCACGCTCGCCCTGGTCGGCGAAGCAGGCCCAGAGGCCGTGGTGCCACTTGACCGCATGGGCCAGATGGGCGGCAACGTCACAATCAACGTCAACGGCGGCGACCCCAACGCAGTCGTCGACGCGCTCCGCCGCTACATGAGAATGAACGGATCCGTCCCGATCCGTATCGGAAACCAATACTGACATGGGCGCACCAGGCGTATACACCGTCCAATACGACGCCAACTTCCCCACCGGGCCATGGACAACCCTCAACAACGTCCAAGAAATCAACGTCCGGCAAGGCCGCGCCAACCAGCTCGACGCCTACAACGCATCAAGCGCCACAATCACCGTCCGATACCCCACCGGCTACGCCACACCTATCACCGCAATGGTGCCTGGCACCACAATCCAAATCCTGTCGCCAAACAACACGACTTACCCGTACAGCCTGTATCAGGGCAAAATCCGCAACGTCAGCGTTACCTACGGCAAACCCTACGTCTCAAGCGTCGGCAACGCCGACTATCTTGAGATCGAGGTCGAAGGTTATTTTGCGGAAGCGGCCCGAGCCAGCGGCCAAAGCTACGCAATGGCAGCCGGAACGCTCAGCGACCAAGTGGCGGCCATGAACACGCAGGCAGGCACTACGGCAGGGACGTGGGGCAGCCTGTACGGCGTCACGCCCAACATGGCGGCCACAACGATCAGCGGCACTTGGGGCGACTGGATGAACAGCGCCCTAGTCACCATTAACGGACGTATGTCGGACAGCGGCACGATTACCGTGAGGCCGTACTACACACTCGGCACCTGCACCGTCAACTTTTCCGACACAACCAACAACGCCACCAATCAGGTCTATTCTGACATCCGTTTCGACGCCCTCGCGGACAACTACTACACCCAAGTGTCAGTCGACCCCGAGTCGTACGCAATCCAAACAGTCACCAAAGCCGGAGCCATCAAGCCGTACCGAACGCTGACAGTCAACACGCTGAATGCCTCTACAAACCAGGCAGCCGACCTTGCCACGTTCCTGCTCAGCCAGTACGGGGCGCAGGAATTCGCCATCAGCCAGATCAGCTGCATCGCCGAGGCCCAAAACACATTCAAACTTGACAACCTTGGCCTGAGCGCCATGCCTGAATGCATTGGGGCAAAAGTCAATGTCACGTTTCGCGGCACGACCTACACCTGCATCATCGAAGGCGTCACGATCCACGCAACACCCGAAGGTGCCCGGTACACATACGACGTGTCAGGTGCCGACCTCAACAACTATCTCGTCCTTGGCGACGCCGTTTTTGGCAAACTAAACAACAACAAACTGGGGTACTAATGGCAGTTAAAACATTCACGACCGGCGAAGTCCTCACCGCCGCCGACACCAACACCTACCTAAACAACGGCGGCCTCGTTTGGATTAGTTCAACGACAGTCGGCTCGGCAGTCTCCACCGTGACGGTAACTAACGCGTTTTCTTCGACATACGACTCTTACCGAATCGTCGTTCGAGGCATAACCCCAACCGCGCAAGATTCATTCATGATTATGATGGGATCAGGCGCAACCACTAACCATTACTCCTCAATGTACTACGACCTCTATAGCGGCGGGTCAACTGGCACAGTACGAACCAGTAATACAGGCAAGATCTATTGCGCTCTAAACGAAAACGGAAACACAAACTCATCGTTCGCCATTGACGTTCACAACCCCTACTTGTCAGTTGCTACTCAGGTTCACGGCACATGGGCAGGGCGCGCATACCAAGGTTGGTGCGGAGGTTTCCAAAACCAAAACACCTCGTTTACCTCGTTCACCATCGCAACCGATGGAGCCGGAACGATGACCGGCGGCACGATCCAACTGTACGGATACCGAAAGGCCTAACTAATGCCACGACCCAACATTCAAATCGACGACGAAGTACGCGAAATGACAGAAGAAGAACACGAACTGTATTTGAAGACGATGGGTGACGGAACGCCCATTCAGGAGGCACCGACAGAATGAAAACCCGCGTCGCCATCGTGGCGGCGCTACTCACCGTGCTGGCTAGCAGCTGCAACAACAAAACCTGGATCGAATGCCAACCGGCAACCACGATCCGCACCAAAAACCGTGCGCTCACCAGCCCAATCGCAACACCAGACCAAGGCCAAACGGAGGCCCTGACGTGCTAGAAAACCTAAAACCCAACC